TTTGTAATCAGTGGGTTGCAGGTTCAACTCCTGTCACCAGCTCCAAAATATAGCGGTGAAACGAGCAGATTTTGAACGTTTCACCGCTTTTTTGTTTGCTTTGATTATAAAAAATGACGTAGAAATACCTGAAAACGCGTCATAAAGGAACAAATAATGGAACGAATCACATGGTTTTTAGCCTGTATATAATCGAACTGTACTCTTTTGGGTACACAAGCTTTATGCTATCCATGTGCTTGTCTAGCACCTCCATCAACCCGCTGAACGGCACAGCGCTTGCAGCCTCTACAAATTCGCTCTGCGGTTCTTGCGGTCTTGTGGAATACTCCATCTGCATGACTGGTTCAGGCTGCGGAGTGGGGCTGTTTTCCCGGCTTTCCGCTTCGCTCAACTCATTTCGCACAGTGCAGAGGGCGGCAAGCTTTTCCACGCTCTGCCAGTTCGTTTCTTCGCATTTCAGTTTGCGGATGTGTTCATTGATTTCCACGATGTCCATGCCTGCCGCCCCCATTATCACATATTGTTTAGGATGTCCAGAGCACGCTTGTATGCGTCACGCTCTGCACCGGTCGCGTCCTGCATCATGTTTTCGATGTCAGAAATCATCCGCTCCCGGCCATCGCCGCGCGAGTAGTGACCGCGCACATAGTGCCGCCCACGGTTTGCGTAGCTGTTGCCCCGGTTATAGTTTTCGGTACGTCCGTAGTTGCCGCGCATATCAGCTTCCCACTCACCAGCACGGCTATAATCGCCGTCCTCCAGCATCATGATCTTGTCGATGTTTTTGATGGTGTCGGTCAGCTTGTGAACGGTATCCAATGTGCGCTCATTCAGGCCGTTCTTTGCATCGCGGTTGTACTCGTCCAGCTCCTCGCAGAGCATTTCACGCAGATCATAGAGATTCTTACTCATGTTGTACTCCTTTCCTTATGCTACCCGCTCAACGATCAGATTGCTGTTTGCAATGCTGATTGCCTGCGTGCTAGTGTTTTTGAGCGCCACAGTAACGCAGCAGCCCCGGGGGACTTCAACGAACACCGCCGTAAAGACGTTGCTGTACTGATCCACTGCCGCCGGGGTGACGATAGCGGTTGCGCTGTTGAGAGCCTCGCCGCCAACAGCCAGCGCCACAGAGATAGCACCCACAGTGCCTCCGGTAGGGATGGCGATGTTGCCGCCAAAACTCACTTTGAACAGTGCCTTGCACTGGTTCGTAAGTCCACGCAGCGTCACATTACCAGCACCTGCTCGGTGGTTGATGCAGTTTGACCCCTTGATAGCGGTTTCGGTCAAGGGGAGATTCTGACCGGCTGCCACGGTCTGAATCGTGATAGAGGTAAATTCAGCCATTTTATCGGCTCCTTTCGTAATAGAAACGCCGGGACTACTGCCCCGGCGCTCTGGTTTGCAAAATCAGCTCTGGGGCTGAACATCCGAGAAATCCTCGGAAGTTGCCGTTATTCGGTTAGGCGCAACCGTTGCAACCGCAACCGGTGCCGCAGTTACCGTACTGGTAGGGTGCGGGGACAGGGAATGCGGGCACAGGACGCGGGTTGTAGTAGGCCAGCTGACCGCTCATGTAGGCCTTGAGCGTTTCGTTCTGGGCTGCCTGAGATGCCGCCAGCTGTGCTGCGAACAGCTGCTGCCCCTGCTCGGCGATCTTTGCGTCCTTTGCCTCGATGCGCTGTGCAGTCAGTGCGTCAAGGATGGCGCGGGCGTTCTGGTTCTGGTTGTCGATGATGTCCCGGGTGGTGTTCTGCACCGTGTTCCGGGTCTCGCAGGACTGGGTGGCCAGATTGTAGTTGACGCCCTGAATGGCAGAGCGGTTCTCGCAGCAGCACTCCTGCTGCTGCATCTGCATGGCAAACAGCTGCTGCATAAACGCCGCCTGCTGGTTTGCGCGGCTGATCTCTGCGGACATAAAGCCGTTGTTCACGGTTTGCTGCACGCCGTTGACAAGCTGCGCCTGCTGGTAGAAGCCATCACACATGCCGTTGTTGATACCATCCATCTTGCGCTCGATGTTGGCAAAATCGGAGGTCAGGACGTAGCCGTCAACGACACCGGCACCGGTGTTGCCATTGCCGCCCCAGTTGCCGCCCCAGCCGCCGCAGAAGGCGAACAGGAACAAGATGATGATCCAGAGCAAGCCGCCGTCACCCCAGCCAAAACCACCATTAGAACAGGTATTTGCAGGCTGAACCGGCATAGTCATCATAGGAGAATCGGTAGATAAGCTCATAGTAAGCTCCTTTCAAAATTTTTTATACAAATCTGCGCAGATATTGTATTTTTGTGGTATAATAGAAACAGATAAATCCACCATGCTATACGGAGGTTTTTATGGAGAATTGGTTACCTGTTCCTGAATACGAAGGATTATATGAAGTGAGCGATTGTGGAAACGTAAAAAGCATGAATTATAACCACACCGGAAAATCTAAGAATCTTGTTCTCAAAAGCCATAAAAGCGGATACAAAACGGTAATGCTCTGCAATAAATCGGGAAAGAAAAACAAGTCCGTTCACGTTCTTGTTGCAAGTGCATTTCTTCCAAATCCAGAAAATCTGCCTTGTGTAAATCATATTGACGGAAACAAGAGCAATAATTTTGTTGAAAATCTCGAATGGATTTCTCGAAAGGGGAATACACAACACGCAATTGCAACAGGGCTTCGTGCCGATTCTAATATGCGCGGTAGAACTGGGTCTTTGAACCCATTGAGCAAACCGGTTGCCCAATACACAAAATCTGGTGACTTTATGAAGGTGTGGAGTGGGTATTCCGAAGCTGCCAGAGCTTACGGATGTAAGCCTTGTACAATCATCAACTGCGCAAAAGGTAGGATTAAGTCTTGTAAAGGCTTTGTCTGGAAAGAAGTTTAATGGGGAAGGAACTGCTGAAACTGCTGCGCCATCGCCTGCAGCTGGTTCAGCTGGTTTTGTGACATTTTGCCGGATTGCAGCAGCTTTTGCACCTCTGCTTTCGGGTCGCCTTGAAAGTTTGCACGGAACTGCTGGAACTGCTGCATCATCTGGCCAAACTGACCCATAGGGTTTGGCATGGCGGGCATACCGCCGCCTAGTGCATTAAAAAGAGGATTCGCCATATTTATTTGACCTCCGTTTCAGGCTTTGCAGGCTCTTGCTTTTCAAGTGCCGCACAGCGGGCTGCCAGCGCGTTAAACTCTGCCCGGGTGACAAACTCCCCGCCGGCCTGCTGCGCCGTTTGTGGCGGCGTTTTTGCGGCTGTGGTGCGCTCCTTGTAGTCAAACACCCGGAGGGGAAGCGGCATACCGCTTGCATCGGTGCTTTTGATGTAAAACGCGCTGTTTTCGCTGTCCATCAGGAGCACGCTGTTTCCTGCGGCAACCATGTATGCTTTTGCGCCCTCCTCGCCTTGCACCCAAATGATGGACGGCGTGCCCTGCGTCGGCTGCGTCGCTTGTCCCATCATAGGCTGCTGGTAGGCGTTCTGCCGCAGCTGTGCAAGCTGATCCGGCATTGCCTGCCCATAATAGCCGGGCTGGTATCCGTATGGAATGTATGGCATCGCTTAGTCCTCCTTGTACCAGTAATAAATCGGGCACTCTGCGCCACTGTCCCAGCTATCAATCCACTCGCCATTGACAACAGCCAGAACGTGGCCAGAGCAGCCCAGAACGTAGATCCCGCGCGGGTACTCCCTTGCAAAATCCTCCACGGTGTAGCAGGTGGAGCAGTCTGCCTCGACAAGGCGGCGCTTAAATCCGCGCTTTTGGAGGTACGCGCCCCATGTGCGGTTGGCGCTTGGCATGTCGCCCAGTGCGTAGCCCATCATCGCAAGCCCTATGTATGCCTGCTCCCAGCTTTGCCCGGTGGCAGCTGCAACGGCTCGCACTGCACAGTCACCGACGCTGCTGCCGCGCGGGTTTGGGTTGAACTTGTGCCACATGAGCGCCCCTCCTTTTGCGTTTATCGTACCAGAATGCCACACCGGGAGAGACAACGAAGGCACAACGAAGGACAAAAAAAGAAAAGCGCCCACACGGAAAAATCCGCATGAGCGCTTAACTGTTAAGGGCTTCACATTGGAAGCAAAAATAAAATATCATGTTTTGACTTGCAAGACAAGAGTTTCGACAAAACTAGTGCGAATAAAACAAAAAAAGACCCGCCATGATACGCATCGTTGAGAGGCTTGACGGGTTCAGATATCCACCCTCTTGCGCTTCTCCGATAGGCTGGGTGGATTTGTTGATGTTATTTTACCACAAATCGTGCAAAAAGAAAAGCGGCAAGCCCGAAAGCCTGCCGCTTTTGAATTGTCAGAGCAAAAGCTCAAAACTAATCCATAGACAAGGTTAGTATATCACACATCTAGCATTTTTTCAATGCCTTTCAGACGGTAGCCTATTGCCGTCCGACTGTAATGCATCTGTGCTGCAATGTCCGGCAACGGAAGCCGCTCAACATACCGCAGTAAGGCTATCTTACGGTCAACCCTCCCAAGCGGTGCGCTTTTGATAGCGGCAGTCATTTGCTGTCGGTCAAGTCCTTGCAGCGCAGTGGGCGGCACTACGCGAGCCGCCGCCACAGGCAGGACCCAAAAAGGCTGCGGCAGCTGTCCGGCGTTGCGCACCATATTGCCAATGCTGGCAAACTGGTGACGTTTTGTCACCGTTTCGCCATACCCGGAAAAATGCTCGTATGTAGTGCTTGCCATGATATCCTCCTTATTGCTTTTGCAGGGCTGCTCTTGCCCGGTCAAAGAAAAACTGGATGACCTTGCTCATGGTCTCCTCGGTAATTGCCCAGCTGACCAGCTTACCCCACTTACTGTTGTCCAGATAGTGGTGCAGCATCTTGACGCACCACGCCTTGCGCTCTGCGCCGCGCTTGGTGCCCTGAATTTCTCGCTCTGCCTGATCGATGAGGTCAAGCACCAGCGTTTTGACCGCTGCGCCGTAGCCCAGACGGATAAGTCCCAGCACAAGCGACACAACGCCCACAACGATGAGCACCAGCGCCAGCCACGCGGGCAGCGGGGTGAGAATGGTGTTAAGGATTGCTTCCATGATTGGTTACTCCTTTCAGCAGATAATTGTTAATGTCGGTCTTGCTTTTTTGCATACCTTCCCGGTTGTTGCCGGATAGTTGCGCATCCAAAAGGTTTTGCACGCCAACGAGGACAAGTCGCATTTCTTCGTCAATGCCGTCAAATCGCCGGAGGTCTCTTGCAAGGGCTTGTGTATGCTGGAGCTGCCCCTGTTCCAAGGTGCCGACGCGCTTGTCCAGCTCATCCAGCCGCTTGTTCTGCGCGTTGTCCGGCTCCTGTGCCTTCTTGATGTACTTATGGATGATTTCCAGCACCTTGTCGATCGTGATGGCAGCAGCGCACAGGCTGCCCAAGATGCCCAGCACCCACAGCAAAGCTTCTTTTTCGGTCATTTGCCCTCCCGAAGACGGGTCAGACCCTTCTTTGCAATGATTTTGGCATAGTCCTTGTAGGGCACAGACAAGTCCACGCCGGAAATCTTGCCCGGGATCGCGTCCACAACACCGGGAATCTTGCCCTTGCTGGTGTACTGCCACAGCCCGAATTTCCATTCCGGCGCGGGCTTTTTGCTGCGGTAGGCTGCAAGCCACACGTCATACGGCTTGAGCGCCGCGCCGGTCATGTACATGTTATCACGGCCAAAGTACAGCCCGGTGTATAGCATGGCGTAAAAGCCCCAGCGCTCCACCGTGCCCAGCGCATGAGCGGCAATGTTCGTCAGGGTCTGCTTGTCCAGCGGAGCTTGCACATACTTGTCCTCAATGTCCACCGCCACCGGCAGCTGCACTGTCTTGCCGGTCAGCACCTTGCGCAGCAGGGCAAGTTCTGCGTCAGCTTCTTCCGTGTTGACCGCCTTGCAGTAGTAGTACACGCCACAGGGGATGCCCAGCCGCTGGCACTCGCGGTAGTTGCGCTCAAAGGTGGGGTCGATGTACGGCTTGCTGGGCGCGTCTTTCGCGCTGTTGCCCAGCGCCCGCAGCATCACGCCGGAGACAAGGCCGCTTGCCTTGACATTGTCCCAGTCGATGTTACCCTGCCAGCGGGAAACGTCCATGATAGGTCTCATACTCTGCTCCTTAATACTTTTCGCCGGTAATCTCTTCATACTCTTCTGCGGTCAGGCGCTGGGGCTTGCGCTGCACAAGGATGCGCAGCATGGCCTTAGACCAGCGGCCCGCCTCGTACTCGTCTTTCGCTTTGCCGAAGATCGCGCTGTGCTTATCACTCATGGCTCATGCCCTCCTTGTCTGCAGCCTCGTCCTCAATGGGCACATCGGCCAGAATGCACAGGAAGTCCACCATAGACGCGATCTGTGCCAAATCCGCGTCCCGGTTTTCGTTTTCGGCGGCGGTCTTGATGTCGCCAGTGTTGTGAACAATTTTCATGTAGTTATCCCCTCCAGCAGAGTTTTAACGTATTGATCCATGCGCTGCAGCAGCTGCTGCGAGTTGCCTTTAGCGGCATGGGCTTTCCATGATCCATACTGCTCATACAGGGCAGATGCCGGTTTCTCTCCTGCCTTGATGAGCTGGGCAAGCCGAAACAGGCGCTTGCGCTCGGCCTTGACATTCTGCGGGTCAACGGTCATAACGACCTTGCCCGCCGGGGTCAAGCGGTAGATGAAACCTAGAAAACGGAATCCATCCTTTAGCCTGACGATCTTGGTCTTGGTCGGGTGCAGCTCCATGCCATCGGCAGCGTACCGGGCGCGGATCGCCTCCCGCCACTCCTCAAGCCGTGCCTTGTCGTGGTGGATGATGAGGCTATCATCCATAAAACGGACGTACTTTTTCGCCCGCAGGCGCTCCTTGATGTAGTGATCTATGGGGTCGGGCACCGAGATCCCGGCAAGCTGCACCATCTGGCTGCCCGGATTATAACCGGCCTCGCCGGTATATTGACGATCCAGCACCTCACGCACGCGGTTATGCACACTTGGCGGCAGATGCCGCTCAAAGCAGCGGTTTGCCACGTCATGGGGCATCGTGTCGTAATAGTGCCGGATATCTACCAACAGCACATAGCCATCAGCGCCGTGCTGCCGGTATTCGCGCTCCATCATGAGCTTGACCTGCTTGCGCGCCCAGTCGGTACCTTTGCCGGTCTGACAGGCCGCGTTTTGCCGGATGAAGCTCCGTGTCATTGCTGGATAAACAGCATTGTCGTTGAGAGAGCGCTGGTATACCCTATCCCGAAAGCCATTCGCAACCGCTGTGCGGGGCTTGGGATAGGTGATTCTAACTTTGATTGTTGGCCGTGCCTTGTATGTACCTGTCGCGAGCTCCTTTTGGAGTTTCAGGATCTCGTCCATCCGAAACAGGTGAAACCGTCCAACGCTTGCCTTGCGGCACACGCCTTTGGCGCACTTGCCCTCGGAATTATACAGGGCATCGAACCCGATTATTATTTCTTCTTCTTGCACTGATTTTTTCAGCTCTCCTCGCAAGGATCTGCCGGGTGATAGCGGTCAACACCCCGCAGGGTGGCCACGTCCGGCTGATATTGTTCGTCTGCCAGAGGACAGACATGGCACTCGGCTCCTTGCACGGCAGTTTTTGCCCGGCCTCTGCTATGCAGGGGCTTTTGTGGGCGTGCTGCCGTCCAAGCCGGGGCGCAGCGATTCGCGTTGATCGCGTTCCAGTTGTTGACGTTGCCGCTGGAGTTCACGTTGAAGGCATTGTTGCCGTTGCCACGATTCGCAGAGCGCAGCCGCACATTGCGGCCCATTAGCCTACAGCCATTTTTATGTCAAAGCGCTTTTGCACGCTTTGCATCACTCTCGTGCCAGTCCCGGCAACGCTGCCGGATATCGCGCACAGTGTTGCCCCAGAAAGAGCACCGTTTGCCAGAAAGGTGGTAGCTGGCTTTTGCCATGTCTATCTCCGCCAAAAGGACGGTGCACAGCCGGACGGCGTGCCTTTGAAGCTTAAAGCGCTCCTCTCTTTCGTTCGGCTTGTCCAGCCGGAGGTCGTTTGCTCCGAAGATATCAAAAAATATCCGGTCTGCCGTAGCGCGCAGTTGACCGGGAAGGCTTGCGTCAATTTCGAGGTCAAACACTTTCGCGTTTTTGGTGATCTGTCTGGTATACAGTGCCAGCTCACGCGCGTCAAGCGGCAGCGTGAATTTATTGTCCGGTATCTGGTCTTTGCGCATTGCCATGGGATAGCACTCACTTTCTCACCGGGCAAGGGATTGCCCGGTGATTATTTAACAAGATTGGTCATTTTGCAAGCCGGGGCGCAGCGATACGCGTAGACCGCGCCCCAGTTGCCGACGTAGCCGCTGGAGCTCACGCCGAAGGCAATGTTGCCGTTGCCACGAGCCGCAGAGCGCAGCCGCACACCGCGGCCCACAGTGCGCTGTGCAAGATCGCGTGTGATGCGCAGCGGGTATGTCTGCCACAGAGCCTGCGGAGTCTTTGCGCCGGTGCGCTCCTTCCAATACGGCCAGTAGGTGCCCTCACCGGACGCCTGCGGCGAGCAGTAAATCTCCTCCAGCGAGGGCAGGAAAATCTTGTCATAGGTCACCACAGCGCTGCCGTCATCGGTGACGGTGTTGCCGTAGGTCACGACCTTCACGCGGGTCAGGGCGGCCTTGAAGTCATCAGAGAAGCCCGCAAGGAAGCCTGGCACGGTGTCTGCCTGATCGGGCTTCATATCCCATTCATCCTGCGGAGTCCACCACCCACCGGCAGCTGCATCGCTGTTGAGGTACTGGCGGTATGCAGACTTATGCCACCGGTTGTCACCGTAGCCAACGGGGTGCAGCCCGTTCAGGTTGCCGTTGGGTTTTGCGAGGAACGTGCCCAGATTGGTACCAGCTTCACCAGCAGAGACGTTGCAGGTCTCCAGCAGCTCGCTCTTGTTCTGGTCTTTGTAGACGTAGACCTTCCAGCTGGTGGGTGCGGTTTCCGTGGTGTTGTAGAAGCCGGTCAGGCGTGCGCCTGCGGGGGCGTTCTTGGTCAGGGTAAACTGGTAGACAGTGCCAGTCTTTACGTTGCTGCCCCAGTCCAGACCCATCTTGACGTTGTATGTACCAGCCACCAGACCGGCCTCGGGCACAACGAAAAACGCCTGATATGCGGAAAACTGGATATCCTCCAGAGACGCATAGTGCATCTGCAGCACCATGGCGGGTGCGGTGGTGCCGGTCTCACCCTCGGCGATATCGTCCGTCTTTACCACGTCCCACGGGCAGTCGTAGACTTTGCCGTCCTTTGCGGTGTAGGTGTTCACCAGCTGGGTGCCGACCGGAAAAACCGCCGGTGCGTTACCGGCAGCCACCACGGCCTTGATGCCGTTATAGTCCATCTCCTCCACCACGCCGGTCTGTGCCCGCGCGATCACGCCCAGCGAGCTGGACATACCCAGCAGGGCGGCAGTCATCTGGTCAAGCTTTCTGCCGTTGTCTTTTGCGGTCTGATCCAGATAGATAGGCTCCACCACCTCGGTGGCAGGTGCCTGCGTGCTAATTTCGTTTTCAGCCATGTGTTACTCCTTTCAGGATTTGCGGTATTTCATGCAGACTTTGCCGTCTACAACGACAAATCCGCAGGATTCGAGGGCTACGGTGCGCGTATCCAGTGCTTGCTCTGCCTGTTCCGCGCGGGTGGTTTCGGCGGTGATGGCGGCATCCAAGCGCTGCTCCTCGCCCTTGGCGCGGGATGCTTCAGCGGCAATCCCGTCCGCGTTCGCTTGCACTTCTGATTTATCTGCTTTGCCAGCAAGCGTAGTGTTTGAATTGCTCTCCAAATCCACAATGCCGTCCTCGATGTGGTTCAGCTGCGCGCTGTTCAGAACCTGACAGTCTACAAAATTCTGTTTTTGATAGCCCATACTGCCTCCTTATGCAATCTTGTCTGTGCCAAGCTTGGAAACGCCCAAAACAAAGTAGCGCTCCTTTGGCCATGGGTCACAGGTTGCTGTGATTTTCACGGAAGTCTTGTACTCGCCGGGGGTCATCTCTACGTCCAGCTGCCCAGCCCAGACCTCGCCGTCCCGGACAAAATAGAAGTGCAGCCACTGCCCCTGCAGCAACGCTTCCAGTCTAGACCGGATATATGCCCATTGTGTTTTAGGCCGGTCGCAGACAAAATCCATCGAGATATTCCGCTTTTTGTAGTGTACGCTGCCATCCACCGAGCGGGTCAGATCCAGCAGAAAATCTGCGCCGGGCACCTCAACAAGCATAGAATCGGTTTCGGGCTTGCCGATCTGCGGAGAGCCGCGCTTGAGCCACAGCCCAAAGTCCGAACGCATGGAGAGTGTGCCCTTTGGCGTTGTGATGCGCATATCGTTCATGCGGGGGTTTTGGGCGGCGAGCGCTTCCAGTGCGGCATAGTCTCTCATGTGTAGGTCACCTCGGTTCCGTCATCGGAAGTCTGTACTGCCGGGGCAGGCTCAGCAGATGGTTCAGGCGGATGATAAATCAGATTTTCGCCGTCCCAGAGATAATCTGTGTAGAACCCATGCGTGATACCGGACAGATCGTCCAGAAGGATCTCGTCGGGCGGCAGCGGGTTCGGAATGACGCTTTCGTGGCACCAGCCGCCTGCATACAGCCGCCCATCAGAGCAGACCTTACACTTGAATTTAAAGTGTTTCATAGTTCTCCTCACATAAAACCGTATAGTTCCAACGGGCGGCAAACCTCATCGTTTTTCGTAACACCATCAGTAATAGGAACTTCCAAATGTATCACGCCAGTTATAACGTTATTTTTATAGTCGGATGTTCTTTCGTTTCCGCTACCAAACGTTATTCCCGTGTCGCTCACTTTGACGGTTCTCCAATGGACGGTATTCCACGGATAAGCATAAGAGTACGTTTGCCCATTAACAGGAAGAACGACCGTAAGTCTACCAGCACTGCCTCCACTTGCAAACCATGTTCCGCCTTTATGCGTGTCATAGACCAGCATTACAGACGAGTAGGAAGAAAGGTCGATTTTTGTTGTTTGTGCAGTAAATTCTCCTATTCGGTTGCCATGAGAATCCTTTTGATAAGGCCATTCAAAAATTTTACTGTTGCGAATGCCGTTGAAAATAATTGAACCGCTATTGATGGAACAGCTGCCCATGCCGTCCGTGATGGAGATGGCGTTGGCCTGGATATTGACCATGCTGCTGCCATCCATGACCCGGATGCCATCGTTCAGGATCTGCACTTGCTTGCCGGGCAGAGAATCGTGCCGGACAATGAGGCCGTTTTGCGGGGTGTACTCCAAAAAGTTTGTGGCGGTCTTGGCGGCTTCATCGGAATCCTTTTTTGCCTGTTCGGAGGCGGCAAACAGCCGTTTCAGCATATCCTGATGGTATTTTTCGGAGGTGTAAGCGCTTTCCACCAGCAGATTTGTCGTGCCCATATTGGCCACCTGACGGTCTGTCAGGGTGCGGCGGGTCATGCCAAATGTGAACTCTTTCTGCGCAGGCTTTTCCAGCGGTTCCACCAGCTTGGTACAGAGCATGACGGCATCCACACTGTGCGGCTTGCTGATAATATGGGAGTACATGGAAAAATCCAGCCGGTCTGTATCGTAGCCTGCGTCTACGAGATCCACCGCCCGGATGACGTAGCTGGTCTTCATAGCGTAGTTCTGCTGCAATGCCTGCACACCGGCTGCAAAGGTGTCGTTTGCGCTGTCGGTGTCAAGTTCCACGATGCGGGTAATGATGCCAAACTTCTGCACCGCGGTGTCGTTCTGGATCCAGCCCTCTTCCAAGTTGTAAGAGTAGCCCGATGCAGGCAGATACTGCGCAACGGTAGCGGCATCTGCTTCCATGATGCCCCAACGCTCTTCGTGCTTATCCTTGGAGGGGTCCCGCCACCACATGATCTTGTAGTACCACTTGGAGGTGTCCACTGTGTGCTTGTTGCCGATAGGATAGATGCGGGTATAAAGGTCGGTGGCGTCTGTGGTTTCGCTCAGGTTGAGCAGATTGCGTCCGTACTCGATTTTCTGGGCGGTCTGCCGCTTGGCTTCCACTGCCTGATCGCAATAGTTCAGCACGTTGTAGCCGGTAGCCGCGTCAAAGCCGCAGTAGAAGTAACCGCCGAACACCTTGAGCACCAGCTTGTCCAGAATGTCCCACACTTTGCCGTAGTCCTCGCCAACGCCGTATTGGTCGGCATCGCCGAACTGCACCACAAGGTTGCCCAGCGCCGCCGTCACGGTGCCAAGCTGGAAGCATTTCATCTTGCTTTTCACCTGATCGTTGTGTGCGCCGATCAGGTGCTGCAAAAACTGGCGCAGCGTGCCCTTGTAGTTAAAGGGGGTGATACTGCTATCGTTGAAATAGCTCAGCGCACCCTCGCAGTACACCACCCGCCGGTTGTAAAAATCGGCTTCATGCTTCAGTACCCGTCCACGCCAGATTTCTTTGCCATCCCGCCGCACCTGCACTACCGTGCTCAGCTTTTGCAGCATATCGTACTGTGCATGATCCCGCGTCATGGTAAAAACAAGGCTGCCGCCCTTGCTGACCTCGCGGGTCAGCTTGGGGGACAGCACCAGCGCCTGCGGGTCGTTGGGACGATAAAGCAGCAGCTTTGCATCCGGGTTGCCGTAGGGGTATGCGTAGATCTCGTACATATCAGTTTCCTCGTTCGCTCAGCACTGTAAGGTCTCCCAGGCTTCTGTTTACGCTTGGGGTGATAATGCGTCCTACCTGCTCGCCGTCAAGCGCGATCACGCTGTTTCCGGCTTCCGGCAGATATTTCTCAACCACACCGTAGAGCCGCTCCATCTGCGCCTGCATTTTGGACTGATATGCCAGCATGGCATTGTTGTCCGGGTTCATGACGTAGGGATCGGTGCGGTAATCGTAGCCCGCAAAGGCACGCTCGTTACCGTACCAGTAGGCGTCCTGAATGTCCTTGTAGGATGGTGCTTTTTGCGTGCTGGTAGTGCCGCTGCTCTTGCCCTTGCCGAACTTCGCAAAAATCGCAACGCCCAGCGCAGCCACGCCCGCCACAATGGCGATGATCGCGGCAACTTCCGGGTTCGAGATAATCAGGCTGCCCACCTTTGCAATCAGCCCGCCTACGCCCTCTGCGATTGTGCCCAGACTGCCCATGCTCCCGGCAAGGTTTGCAATATCCGTGCCCGCGTTGAGGGCAAAGCTGCCCATGCCGGAGCCAATGGTGTTCAGCACGCCCATGATATTACTGCCGGCATCGGAGACGTTGATTCCCAGATCCTGAAACACTTTGCTCAAGCCCTTAACGTCCGTTGTAACGCCGTCTGCATCTGCTTTGATTCCGTTGGACATGATCTGCTTAAAGGCATTGAACGCCTCGCTCAGACCGCCGCCGGAATACGCCTCGTTGATGGCTTCCAGCGCCTTGTTTGCCCAGTCAGACAGGACTTCGCGCTGCTCCTGTGACACCTCGCCCCACATTACGTTGACGATATCCAACCCAAGCGCTGCCCAGTCCTGATTTTTGAGGTCGGTGTACAGGTTTTTGCCCAGTTTGAAGATACCGCTGTTAAACTGCTGCTGTGCCTTGCTCAGGTTCTCATCAATGCGCTTTTGGGTCGCCTTGATGCTCTTTTCGATGTTCTGCGCGGTCTCTGTTACCTTGTCCTGCACGCCGTCAATGTAGCTGATGACCTTGGTGTAGGTCTGCCGCACGCCGTCCACAATGCGCTCGCCGGTCTCGGTGGCGGTGGTCTTGATGTGCTGGCTTCCGTCCGCGTAGGTTTCCACGGCCTGCTGCGTGGTGGTGGTGATGCCGTTGAAGGTCTTTTCTGCAATGGTGGTCAGGGTGCCAAGCAGGGTCTTGGACATATCTGCGTAGACCTTCTTGGTCGTGGTGCTTATTTTGCCGTTCGCGTCCGTAACTTTCTTGGTCACAAGCGTATAGGTGGTAGCAACGCCGTTGACCATCTCTTTGCCGGTCTCAGTAGTGGTCTCGGTCACGCGGTCTTTGATTTTGCCCGCTGCGTCCTTGACCTTCTCCTGCAGTGTCTCAACGCTCGTTGTCACAGCGCCCAGCGCGTTCTGTGCGGTGGTGGTTGCGGTGTGCGTCACGGAAGATATGACAGTTTCGGTATTGGAGGTGGATTTTTGGGTTTTGCCAGTCTTGGGGGTTTTGCCAGTCTTGCCGGAAGGACTTGTAACGATGGAGCTGCCAGATGTTCCGCTTGTTTTAGCGGGCACCCATCCGTCATTTTCGTCCCAGACCATGCCACTATGGTTATTGTCCCAGTTTTTTCTGCTTTCTTTTTGGATTTTTTTGCTTTCTTGGTCTGAATTGAATGCCTTTTTATAAACGGCATCCCAGTCACCATGGAAAATGCCAATTTCTCCGCTTTTCAAAGCATCAAAAACAGCTTTCAGGCCAACAGCAGCGGATTTGGCCTTGTTTATAACGCTGGTAAGACCTGTTATTTCCCCGATAAGGCCGCTCCATCCATCGAGCTTGTATGCGTCTTGAGCCGCCAGAACCATTTCGTTCAGTTTGGAAATAACACCACCAAGAGCGCTTGTAAGATTTCCAGTCAAAAGACCCGCCAGCTGGCTGACGTTATCCTTCAGAGTGGATATACGCCCGTTCATGGTCTGGCTCTGGGTGTCCATGGCGTTATAGTAGCGCCCGCCCTCCTCGCTTGCGGCTATGAGCGCCTGCGAAAGAAGGTCGTAGCTGATGGTCATGCTCTGGACTTCCTGCACCGATTTGCCGGTGTAATCTGCCAAGATTTGATAGATATTGATGCCCGCATAGGCAAACTGCTTGATGTCTATCGTTGCAGCTTTGCCCACGTTTGCGATCTGCTGCAGGTTTGCAGCCATGCGGGATAGTTCGGCGTTACCGCCGCCGGTGGCAGAAACAGCATCGCCCAGTGCATTGATGACCTTGCGGGAATACGCGGCGTTTTCTCCCGCGCTGATAAGCAGCTGATTTGCCTGCGTCAGGGATGCCACGTCAAACGGGGTGCGGGCTGCGTCCTCCTGAATGGCCTGCATGGCTTCCTGCGCGGCCTGTGCGCTGCCCAACATATTGGTAAAGCCGGTGGTGTACTTTTCTATCTGGGCGTTATAAGAAATGCCCATCTCCACAAAGCCCTTTGCAAAGCTTACCGCCTTTGTTCCGAGCGAGGTAAGCATATTTGCAAGGACAGTTGCTTTTGCGCTGGCTGCTGCAAACTGGCTTGCCATGCCTGAAACGCCGCTCCCGGCGGTGTTTGCGCTGCGGTTCAGCGAGTTTGCGGCGCTTTGCGTCTCTTTTTGGGCCTGCTCGATGCCCTGCTCATACTCGGAGGTATCAAGCCCCAAAGTGGCCATCAAATTGAAAATGTTCAGGTCTCACCACCTCCGTTCTGCTCTGCGGCTTTTTTACTGTCTGCAAGCGTCTTTTCCCAGCACGCCTGCGCTTCTTCCAGCGTTGTTTCGTGTCGGCGCTGGGATAGCGGCTTGTCATACTCTGCCATGATCTCGCTGAAGGACTGCTCCACCTGCTGCCCCAGCGATACAGCACAAAGAAAAAGCATATCAGCCGTATACAGCTGGTATGCTTTTGTGCGGTGGCGTTCGCGCATCTCGCTGATGACGAACCAGACGAAATACTTTATTCCGTAGGCGCGGAGATGCTGGATGTCGGCTCGGCAGAGGTAGTGCCAAAACTCAGGCCGTTCAAGTCGGCCAGCGATGACAAAAAATCCTGCATATCCTCCTGCATCACGGACTTGGTCAGCGCGGTGAATGCCTTGGGCAGGGTGTCTTTCTCGCCCTTTTCCAGCGTGTACAGCTGGTGCAGGGCGTTCATGGTGCGCTGCGGGTCAAGCTTCATCAGGGGCTTGATAAAGTCCAGCGCAGCCAGCGCAAACTCGCGCGGGGTCAGCTTTTTCTTGCCCTCTGCGGTTTCGGAAGGCTCTGCACCCAGCAGCTTCATGGCGTTGGCAACAATGGTCTCCCGGGCGGCTTTGGTCTCCGGGTTATCCACGTTGTCCTTTGCGTCCATGATCATGCGGGTGATGCCGTCCACCGCGTCATACAGCTTGGGCAGGGCTTCCACGGGGTCAAGATTGATGGTAAGGATCATTACTCTGCCTCCTTGACGTAGAACTCCATAGGCACCTTGCTGGTGTCGGTCATGTCGTAGTGGCCCTTCAGGCTCAGGTTGAGGTTGCCCTTGCCGTCCTTGGTGGTTTTCAGTTCAAGGCCGCCATCGCTCACGGCCTTCATCAGCTTGACCGCAGCATAGCCGCCGCCAATCAGATTGCCGTGCCACCAGATATCCTGGAAGTCCGCATCCTTGTAATCCTCACGCACGGTGATCTTGTTGGTTTCCGTTTCCACGTCTGCAGCGCCCAACTCCAGCTTGATGGTGTCGGCGCTCACGGTCATGCAGGTGGTAGACAGGCCACAATCCCAATTGGTGATGTGCTTCAACTGCCAAGTGTTCTCGGGCACCTCGTCCAGACCATCGCCCAGATCAATGGCGTTGGACTTGCAGCTGACGGTGATACCGCCGGAAGTCAGGCAGATCATATCCTCCGCTGCAATGGGGGTAGCGCCCGTCGGGTCGAACTTCTTGAGCAGTGCACCGGCCTGAAACTGAAGCTTTTTGAAAGCATCTGCCGAAATGGCATGATACATTTTGTTCATGTGTTATCCTTTCTCACACCACAAAGGATGTGACGTCAAAAATAAGGTATGTGCACAGGTATTTTTCCGGCGGGTTGCCCATAGGCTGCGCCCACGGATTGCCCGCACACAAAAGAATTGCGCCGCCCTCGCACTCGATGGTAAGCCAATCGCCAATGGCAGCGCGGATTTCATCGGCTTTGCGGATGAGGGGCAGCTTGCCGCCGTCTACCGGATACCACAGCCGCGCATGGAAGGTGCTGCTCTCGTCAAATCCCTTAGGAATGACCAGCTTCACCGTGATATAGGGTAGGGAAGAGCCCGGCGGCACGGAATCCTCTGGGTATACAGGAACATCGAACATCGTAAAAAAGCTGTTCAGCGCCGTGGTAATGGCTTCTTCTGCGCCCATCAGGAAAGCACCACCTTTTTGCACTGCACAACGGCAAGATTCATCTGGCTTTCGGCGGGGGAAATCTTGTCGCTGCTCGCGGTGGTAACCTCGTAGGTCTGCCCATCGTCCAGCCGCTTGATGCGGTCGAAGGGGGACAGCTTGATGTCCTTATCCACATAGAGGGAGTAGGTGGATGCCGTGCCCTGCTGCTCTGCCTGCTGTGCTTCAATGGTCTGGTCATGGCGTTCGATGGCAAGGAACTCCATGCCGTCCTCCCATGTGGTAGTAGAGCCAAACAGGCCGTCCGATACCAGCTTTTTGACCATAAAGCAGAACTTCTTTGTGAAATTCTCCATCACGGTGAATTTAGTGAAATCGTTTACATGCATTACAGTTTCCTCCATTGGTTGATTTCCCGGCGGTAGTGGGTGCAGCCGTCTGCGGGCAAGCCGTCCGTGCCGGTGGCCATGGTGCCGCTCCAGCCGTTGAAGGACTGGGAAACATAGCGCCCACCGCCGGGGGTGGCTGCATCGTAGTCGGTGATCTTCTGGGCAAGCGCCACAAAATCAGGAGGGACGCGCATAGGCTGCACCGTGCCGGTGAAGGTTTCCGGGGTAAGGTCTCCGTCTCCCGCCTTGTGCACGCCGTCGTTAAAGATAGACCCGCACACAAGGAAATACTGCCCGGCGGACACTCCAGCGGGGACAGTATCTGCCGTAAAGGTAAATTCCCCGGCGGTGGGGTCATCGTACCGGTCAAAAAAATTGTGCGTGTAAACGCACAGCTCTGGCACAGTCATGCGGGGTCACCTCCTTATTTCGTATCAGCCGCCGAGTTCAGACGCCGCAACGGCAGGCTCGGTGTTGGACGCGCCGACAGTCACGACCGCGATACCGTCCAGATACTCTGCCCACAGCTTCATGCCCATGATGGCGTAGTTGGTGGTGGTGGCGTTCTTGTAGTTGTACTCGGTGTGATAGCCCAGCAGATTGGTCTCACCGGAAACGGTGTAGTTTGCGCCCATGGTGGCGTAGTCGCGGTCTGCGGGGTCAACGTAGTACAGGTCGATGTTTTCCACAGGGACGGCAATCACCTTCTTCTGCTCGATGAAAGCGTCAGGCAGAAGGAACAGGGTGCTGTAGCCGAGGAAGTTCTTCACATAGTTCAGACCAAACTCGGTCTGAACGGTGATTTCCTTGTCACCCAGATAGTCGTAGAAGTCCATGATGTTGGCAAAGCCCACGACCTCGGTCACGTCCAGATTGTCGTTTGCAAAGCGCTTCAGGACTGCGCCCTTTGCGATAGCCAGCGCACGCTGCCAGGTCTTCTGCGTGCCGACCAGCTTGCCGGTCTTGAGGAAGGTGTAGAAGTCGGTCAGAACCTTCTTCTGAAGCTCGTTACGGAAAGCGATATTGGTGCGATCCACGGCCACTTCTGCGCCGTACTTGGTGACGGCTTCGATGGAAACGGCCTTAGCCCACTTGCCAAGTTCGATGTCGGCATAGGTCACAGGCTCGACCTTGGTCTTGGTCAGTGGGATGTCCTCGCCCTCGCCCACAGCGGTGCCGCCCTGCAGGCCGCCGTCAACGGTGGCTTTGTAGGATACCAGCCTAGTGCCGGGTGCCTTGCGGATGGGGCGCGAGATGCCCAGAATGGTGCGCAGCGCGTCCCAATTCTTCTGGAACTGGGTCACGAAGTCGATTTCGCGGATAGTGGTGGTAATCTGAGATGCGGTAGTCAGATTTTCGGGTGCTGCCATGTGTTACTCCTTTGCTGCAAGTCCGAACGCTTCAGGATTTGCCGCGATGGCTGCCTGACGCTCGGTTGCGTCTTTGATGTTGATGATTTGTTCTTTGGTCATTTTGGAGCCGGTGTTTGCGGGCGGGTTGTCCACCTGTGCGCCCTTGGTGGTGGTGCTGCCCACATAATCGCTCCAATCGTTTTTCAGGCTCTCAGCCAGCTTGTCCGCGTTCTTCACATTGCCCTTGCTGTCCAGTTCCATCTTGTCGATGTCCTCGCCAGACAAGCGCACGATGCGGTCAAAGTACTTTTCCAGCACGCCTGCGGCCTTAAGCTGCTCCCGGAACTTGGATTCCTTGGCTGCATGGGCGTCCTTCTTGGTCTGCTGGTCCTTGTAATCGGTCAGCGCCTGCTCTGCGGTCTGCTTACCGCTGTTGGCTGCGTCCCGTTCCTTTTCCGCTGCAACGCGGGCGTTTTTCTCGGTATCCAGTTCGTCCCGGAGGGCGTCGGTCTCCTCGTGCAAGGCGTCCAGAATGGCTTTTGCCTTGTCATCGTTGGAGGCTTCGGCGTTTTCCAGAATCTTGCGGATATCTGCTCTTTTGAGTGCCATGTGTGTGTCCTTTCTGCCCTTGCTCGGGCTGCCATGCTTGGCAATAAGGTTTAATTTGCCGGACGTGCTGCCGGTGTGGTGCCGCTTGCAGGGGTCGAACCTGCAACTACCCGGTTATGAGCCGGGAGCACTGCCAGTTGTGCGAAAACGGCATAAAAAAGCGGCTGACGCTGTGCGCCAACCGCTGAGTATTAAATTTACGGTCTTGTTTCCACGCTAGGCAGAATATCCGTGTGGAAATAGAGTTTATAGTGGTACGGGTCGGTATGGGTGCCGGTAATGTCCTCCACCACATACATAGTGTAGCCGTTCAGGTAGATGTAATTCTTGCGGTAGGTGTCCGGGCCGATTTTCACCGTGCAGACCAGCTCGTTGCTCGAGTTGTTGGAGATGGACATGTAGCCCTCGGCTTCCATGATGATCTTATCGGTGCGGGCGTTGTAGACGGTAATCTTGCGCTCGCTCTCAAAGTAATCGGCCTGCTTGGAGATGTTGGCATTGGCCTTGTCAGCTTCCGAACAGCCGCAAAGCAACAGCACCACAAGCACCATGATGGTTACGAAAATCTTCTTCATGTTATGCATCTTTATTTCCTTCCTCGACTGCAATCTCTTGCAGTTCCTTGATATGATCTTCCACCGCCGGGCGCAGGAAGGGGCGGGGAGCCATGCCCCGGGTAAAATGCCATTTGCCATTGAAGTCCTGCCAGACCCACGGCGTTTTGCGTCCGTTGCCCTTTTCGGCAAAAATACCGGTGCCAAGCTCCACATACACGCTGTAAAACAGGTTTGAGCCGATGGTTACGGTCTTTTGCGCCGCAGATACAACGTAGGTGAGGGATGCTTTTAGCGCACCGCCCACATAGCCCTCTATGCCGGTGCTGTCTGCCGTTCCGGTGGGCACAAGCAGCTGGGCGTAGTCCTGCACCTTCATGCCCCAGATGGTCAGCACCCGCTCCGCCCACGCTTCCAGCGCTTCCAGCAGCTGCGGGGTGTTGTCGGTGACTTTGATGTTGTAGTTAAATTTCATGGCTCACTGCTCACTTTTTCTTCTTTCTGGAGATGTAGCCAATCCACGCATTTCCCTGTTCAAAAGTAACGCCATACGGCTTTGTTGTTAGCTGCATTAACTTGTCCCAGTCACCGCGAGACATTCCTTTGAAATCAAATGCAACTTTTGGGCCTTTTCCCAAAATGTTGTCATGTAAGGTTCAGAACCATCACCAGTTCTGTATTTGTTAAGGTCAACGCCAACTTGCTTTTTCACAAAGTCAATGGTTTCGTTGTGTGATTTCTTATATCTCGAATTGTCAACAATAGTCGCAAGCTTTCTTTGCCGTTCTGCTTCAACTTTTCTGTCGTCTGTTATCCAGCGGCCATTTACAAATGATTCAAACTTGTGCTCATCAGCGCTTCCTCCGCCCGCTCTTGCAGAGCTACCCGAACCTCGTTTACTCACGGTAGTGCCTCCTCTCGTATTGGAATGGTTTTATTTTGGTAACGTTCCAGTCAAATTCATCAGGGCATTTGCCATACCACAAAATGCTGCTCGGTTGCAGCACTTCCAGCGCCTTACGGCAGTGCTTAGCAAAGCATTCTGCTTCGTATGGGTCAGACTGTGTGCCGTGGCTCGAAATGCTCACGATGGCGTTTCTGGGCTCTCCGTCAAAGCACCAGTTATAGCTTTGCTCACCGCACCAGCAGAGCGTTGGAATGACGTGAATGCCGTGCACCTGCCAGTATGCGGCAAGCCAGTGCTTTTTGTAATGCATGAAAAGCTGCACCGCAAGCGGCATATCACTGTACAAGGAAAAATCCGGCGAACATACCGCGCCGAACTGCTGCAAAAGGGGAATGTATTTGTCAGGGTTGTTCCAGAACCGTTCAAACTGGTAATCGTCTTTGTAAAAATGCACGCCTTTTTTGGCCTTGTCTTTGGCGGTCAGCGCATAATTGACCGGGATCCATTCCAGCTTGTCAATGCGGATGTCCGTTTCTGGCTTGATTTCAGGGATGCCATACTTGCCAACGCCCGGAAAAATCATCTTTTCGGTGTTTTCCATCGGCAGAACCACGTTTTATCCCTCCAAGCCTTACTTTTTCTTGAGTTTTCGCCCTGTTTTCCAGTTGTAACCACGCTTTTCCAACGCACGCCGTGCGGCCTGCGTTGATGGGTTGTCGGGATGCCCCTTTGCCTTGTCCATCAAAACTTCAACACGGCTTTTTTCTTTGATTGCGCCAGATGCAACGCCCGCTTTGTATTCTGCAATAGCAGCTTCTCTTTTTGCGGAATATTGTGCAGCGGCTTCATGGGCTTCTTTTTGCATTTTCTCGGTCTGTCTGCGTGTCAAGCCATGAGGGATACGCAGTTTATCATCCATATAGTCACTGATAGGTGAACTTAAACCGCGCTTTGCAAGAAATTCATCAAGCGTAGTTTTCCCACCACTTGCCCTTGTGGAACTACCCGAACATCGTTTACTCATTCTTGGCGTTCTCCTTTCTGCGTTTGCGTTCCTCTTCCCGCCACATCTGTTCGGCTTCCGTGCCGCCCTTTGCCTTGTACCACTCGGTATAGGTCAGGTCAGATGTGACCTCTTTTGTCGCGTTGTCCCGCCGCATAGCGTCCTTCCGTGGGTACTTTACAAGCGCCCCGGTCACCTTACAGCGGCAGTGATAAACCATTTCCGGCGCTGCGTTTGGGTCTCCCGGGTACTGGATCTCGTATCCCTGCACCTTGAACGGCTCGTCAAGGTCGGCGGTCTCCTGATCCAGCAGCCGGTGCATCTCACGGGTGCGGTAGTCCAGCGTGCTGTTCCAGCGCTTCTGTACCTCAATACCAATGGCTTGAGCGTTGCGCAGCTGCTGCATCGTCCCGGCGTTCTGTGCGCCGGTAAGGGCTGTGATGGCGTTGTTCATCGCCCAGTGCACTTCGGTGTCTGCCATGCCCTGCACACCCTGCACCGCAATGTCATGGACGCTTTTGCCCTGTATGATGCCCTTTGTGACGTACCGGTTGAACACCCGGGCGTCGTAGTTTTTGTTACTTTCGCTCTTGATGCGCTTGTTTGGCACAAGCTTGGGGTTCTCCAGCAGCAGCCGCTTGACCGCTTCGGTGTTATACAATGTCAGGTTGAACGCCACGCCTGCGGCCTGTTCCAGTTCGTAGAACGCCCAGTTTGCGCCAAGGGCAAAGATATCGTACTGTTCATCCCGCGCCAGTTTGTACGCCGTCTGCTGGGCTGTTGTGCACGTCTGGGTGATGTTGTCCAGCTTCTGGTGCATCATCTCGGACTGAAACACCTGATTCCGCAGCCATGTGCGGTAGTCGCTCTCAGTGATCATCCCGGCTTCCATCTGCGCCCGCTTGTAGGCGTCCAGCTTCTGGTAGCGCTCCAGAAACTCGGTCAGCTGCTCAGTCATTTCCCGGCGGGCGGTGCCGTATACCCGCAAAATGCGGCGGCGCAGGCGGTTCAGTTGCCGGGTGGAGATGCGGTCAAGGTCGGTTTGTTTCATGGCTGTTCAGATACTCCACAATGGCACGCTCCCGAGCGGACAATTCCCATTTTGTGGCCGCAGCCCTCTCAGCCGCAGCCCTCTCAGCCGCAGCCCTCTCAGCCGCAGCACAATCAGACAGCAGCAGGCCTCCACCAAAAATAGATTTTCCCGTGAAACGTTGTGCATCCAGCGCATAAATCGGAGCGCAGTCCTTTTTGTAAATTTTGAAATCCACGCCGTAATGGCTGTATCGTTGGAGCAATGCAGCCGTCACAATATGATCCGGGTATGTATACTTTGGAAGCTGTACCGTTTTGGTGCGTCGCAAGCGCTCCACCTCATCGTTTACCAGCTTCGTCAGGCGAGGTTCTGTCTGCGCTATGATGTCCCCGCCGTAGCTGGTCACAAAACTTGTTCGGACGATTGCACCGTTTTCGTACTCGATACTACAGTCGCAAATGATATGGTTCATCCGCATATTATTTGCCCTTCCAGAAAACGCTGTTAAAGATGGAGCGAATAGGAAGAACGGAATGCCACGATCGAGATAGAATCCGCAGATTCGGGACAGGATTGAAAACGGTGGGTTGTCCAGAACAACGGCACCCTCCGGGTAGTCGAAATTCTCATAATCGCCGCCGGGGTAAAACGGGCGCACAATTTTGGCCGGGTCGATGCCGTACTCCTTGCAGGCCCAGTCCCGAATAACTGCGTAAATGCTGGGTGGTGTGTAACAGTCGTCCGTGGTCTTTTTTGGCTTGAATTTTTCCACGAAATCTTCATACGATTCATTTACTGCCATCGTTGTTGCCCTCCTCCTCCTCGTCATCGTCCACGGTCTCCCGCGTTGCGCTCTCTGCCATCAGCGCGGCCTTGGCCTGTTCCTTTTGCTCCGGGGTCAGGTTGGGCAGCAGGTCAATGGCCATCTCGTCGCCGATGATGGTCGCTTCTGCAATCACCATGTCCACCTGCTCAGCTGTGTTGGTAATCTTGCTGCGGTTGAATGTCGGCATAGCGTTGTCAAAGCCAGCCAGTGCGCAGATCTGCCGGATGAACGGCTTGACCTGCGCCTCGAAGTCGTCTGCGTTCTGGTTCAGCGGTTCATAGGCTGCATCCAGATGGTCGTTGGTGCTGTCCGCGCTGACACAGTGCACGTCAAGCCCGCCGAAATCCTCATACACACGGGTGTGCAGCAGTTCCAGCAGCGCTTTCCGGGCCGTCACAGGAATCTCGGTGGTGTAGGGGGTGATCTTTCCTCCCTCGCTTGTGTCTGCTCCTGCAATGTGGTACAGATTCAGCTTGGTGAGGTACTCCACGAGTTCATCATCGGTCATGCCGTTGAAGTTCTCGCACAGCCAGTAGATCTGCGCACAGTCCTGCAGGTCGCTACAGAAGCCTGACATCACAAGATCGGTGTTGTCAATGTAGGCTTTCAGTCCCACAAGGGTGCTCTGGTGCAGGTCTGAGCCCCACAGCGGCACAATGGGCATGGCGCTGTAGTTCTCGCCCTCCACGCTTTCCAACCCGCCGCCGGGGGTGGTGACGGTCACGCTCTTGTATGCCTGCTTTGGCGTTGTCTCCTGCATCACGTTGCCGATTCGGCTTTCCGTGTACTCGGTGAAGCCGTCCAGCTCATACAGGATATAGTGCATATCTGTGTCAGGATTCAGTCGCCAGAAGCGCACGCCTGCCTGCAAAAGGCCTGTTTTTTCATCGTAAAGCGGCGCAAACTCGGTCAGCTTGAAAATCACCAGATGATCGTTGTTCCAGAATCCAAAGCTCTCACCGTGGATCAGGGCGAAATATCCGGCCTTCTGGATCTGCTCGTCAAAGTTCTGCCCCAGCCTTTCCTTGTCCACGCCATCGTCCGCAAAGACCACGCCGTTGCCGAGGGAGTAGGTCGCCCGCTGTTTGTTGAGCCTCCGGAAAAGATTGCTCTTGACCATATCGGGGTGTGGGGTGTCCGGCTTGGTGTTTTTGGACAGGCGTTTCAGCATCAAAGCGTAAGTCTGTGCAAAGCGTTCAGCCCCCGGGTTTTTCTGGGCATCGTACAGGTCGGCGTCCAGCGCCATCTTGTAGGGCCCGGAAGTGCAGTGCTGCTGCACGAACCGCCGGATGAAATTAAGTTGTTCCCCGGCGGCTTGCGCCTGCTGAAAGGTCTGAAATGTATATACAGTGCTCAAAATCAATTCCTCAGTTTTACAAGGCGCTTTGTGCGCACGAAATAGCGGATAGCGTCCATGCAGTGGTCGTTGACCTTCAGCACGGTGTCGTCTTTGTCTGGATCCCAAGCGTACACGCCGAACTCTTCCAGCGTGTGCTTGCAGTCTTTGTAGATCTTCAGCCGCCCGGTCTGCAGCATGGTCTGCACATCCAGAATGCCACTCAGGACGTCGTTATTTGCGGGTGTCTGGGTAAAGCCGTTCTTGCGCAGCTCTGTAATCAGTGGCAGGGCAGAGGGGTCAACGATGACCCTTTCCGGATTGATTCCGTTCAGCCACGCCTTGAGGTCTGTGACGTACTCGCCCACGGTCTTTTGCCGCTTCTGTTCGCGTCCGCTGTAGTAGTACTCCCGGGTGACGATCCAGCAGTCTGCATCTGCCTGCTTCTGGAGCAGCAGAAAGGTCGTTGCGTTCTGGGTGCCAAAGTCGCACGCCACATAGGCGCTTTTTGGCGACAGCTCCGGCAGTACATCAACAACGTGCTTCTTGCGGTCGAACATGTCATATACAAGGCCCTCAGCCACCGTCCACAGTCCCAGAATGTAGCGCTGATAGAAAACGCCACTGTACTGGCTGCGGTATCTGGCCTTGATGTCCTCGGAAAGCGACAGGTTGTCGTCCATCGTAAAATGGAGATACATCATCTTGCGGGAACGACATTTCCGCACCCACTCGAGATAAAACCAATGCTGCGGGCTGCCCGGGTTGCAGTTGAACCAGAACTTTGACCCGGTGACAGAGCAACGGGCTGTGGCCTGATTGACGAAGCTCTGCGGCATCAGGGCCACCTCGTCGAAGAATGCTCCGGCAAGGGTAATGCCCTGTATCAGGTCTTGGCTGCTCTCGTCCTTGCCGCCGAAAAAGTAAAACTCGTTGGTTCTGCCGCCCTTGCTGACGGTCATGCAGTTTTCTGCCCGATGCTCCTTGACGTTGTATCCACGGGCTGCAAGCTGCTGCTTGAGTGTGCCCAGCACGTTGCGCCGGAAGCTGGCGATGGTCTTTCCGCACATGGCAAACTGCTGGCCGCTGTAGCAGGTCATAGCCCACTGGACAAAAGAAAAGCTCATGGCAAATGTCTTGCCCGAGCGGATAGCGCCATCGGCAATAATGCCGTCGTACCAGCTGTATGCGCTCTGCGGTGCCCACCAGCTCAAGACCTGCTTTTGCCGCTGGCTGAGGGCTTTCCAGCGAAAACCGTTACTTTTCCGCATTGTCGTCCTCTTCCTCCGGCAGCATCTCCACGTCGTCCGGCGGGCTGATGTCTGCGGCAGTACTCAGAGCCTCAAGCAGGCCATCGTCCGGGGCTGCTATGCTGCTCTGGTCTCCCAGCATAGCAAACTTGTCCACGATGGTTCCAAACGCCGTGGACAGCTGCGGCAGCGTTGCTTCTGCGATTTTGTCAGGGTCTGCCATCGCCTGAAGGTACAGCCCAAGAAGATCCTGTGCTTCCCCGCGCTTACTGCCTAAGTAGGAAAGCATGTCCTGCGTGTTCTGCTCTTTTTTTAAGGCGCACAAATCCGCACACTTGGGATTATCTTTCACGATTTTCCGCACGGTGCTTTCTGCCACGTCGTTCAGTTTGGCGGCTCTGGCGTAGTTCTGCAGCTGCACATAGTCAGCAACGATCTTCTTTTTTTGTCTGTCTGTCAGCCGCTTCGCACTCACCGCCACCACCTCTCTAAACTTATGCAAAAGAAAAACCGCCCGGAAATCCGAACGGTCAAAATATCAAAACAAGCAGCGCTCCGTACATTCAGTTTTTGGACAACGCAAACGGTGGAGCGCCGCTGCATCCGGTACTTTCGCGGCCAGATGCCCCGCTATCTGCGCAGCCCCCTCACAGGGTACGCAGCTGGCATTCCCGGCAGGGCTCAAACCTGCAGCCTGCGGTTTTGGAGACCGCTGTTCCATCACTTGAACTACGGGAATATATTTATGCCGCCCTTGGAATCGAACCAGCCGTGTCTACACACACGCGCCGCGCTCCAAACTGCGCTCAGGCGGCATATAACAAAAGAAAAACCAGCACGTTTCCATGCTGGTTCTGTTGACGCACATCCTGCCGGGGGAATTATGGAAACCGGTGTACGGATTATGTGGCCTCCGGTGCGTGCGGAGGTTGTGAGGGCAGGTAAGGATACCCTGCCGCTCTACACGCAGCCACAAGCGGGATGTCAGCCCATGCGTCAGGTGGTCGCTACTTCGGGAGAGCAGCGTGTCGGAGCCGTTAGCCGGATTCGAACCGGCACCATCAAGCATGTATATGCGCATTGGTTAAGTGCGCAGGGATGTCAGAGATGTGTCACCAGCGTTGTCCCGCCTTAACTCGGCGGCGCTCTGCCAATTGAGCTATAACGGCATAGAAGCAGCCCGCGAAACGAGAGGAAGAAAAATGCCGGTCAAGCCTTGGGAGGAAAGCATTTTGGGGGGGATTCGTTTCGGAGACTGCGTGGCAAGCGTCTCACCGCTTTCGGCGGTTCCGCTTATACCAAGTTTAGCACAATGCCTGTGTCATTTGGATATTTGCAGTATGAAGGTGCATTGCAAAAAATCAGGGCGGGTTTTGTGCGGTTTGTGCAACATTACCGAAGCTGCCCCAAATCTCTGCCAGATAGATGCTGCCCCACTTGATGTAAATGGAGACCTGGTTTTCTTCCGAAAGCCCCAACTCCTCGCAGACCTCGCGTTGCTTTTTGTTCTTGACGTAGTACAGGCACAGGCAGTCAGCCTGTTTTTTGCTGGATTTGCTTGCCGTGATACAGTACGCCCGCCGTGTGGCTTCAATGCGCAACAGGCACAGGTCTGTTTCCATCTGCTGCAGACGTCGCTGCTCGTCCGTGATATCCGTTGCAGCAAGCCCGACCTTGTCACCGGCACCACCGCCGCCGGGCATCCCGTTCAGGCTTGGGGTGGTCTTTTCGGCAACTTCTCGGATGCGCTGGATCTTCTGCTTTTGTGCTTCAACCGCCGCAGCCATATCCCGGCACTGCTGGAACCACGCCTTGACCGTGTGGTAGTCTACGCCGGTGCGTGGCTTTGGCTGTTCGTTTTCAGGTGTCCATGACCGAATCATCTGCACGCCTCCATCACAAATCAATCACCATCGTCTCGACTTCTTCGACTTTGCCCGGATTGACTTCCTTGTATGCAAAATCATCATTGTTGTATTTTTCCATTGCTTCTTCTGCACTGTCTGCCTCAACATAGGCAAAGCCGGAAAAGTTCACCTTGTATCCGTGGTCTCCAATTGCATACTTGCTCATAAAAAACACTCCATTTCCTCGATCCAGATCTCCACTCTGGGGTTTTGCTTGTCGTAGTCCACCCGGCTGCCATCGTGGGCGGCAACGATGCGGCTATTGTCGTCTGCCAGCACACCGGCTGTTACCAGTATGTCGCAGGTGGCTTCAATCAGGTTTGCAAGGTCAACCTTGCGCCTGGTAGCCATGTAGTACACGCACCGCACGTTCACGCGGGCAGAAATAGGCTCAGGCGGGGCGCGAATCTGCCACAGGCAGCTTGTCTGGTATTCCTCAAACGCCGCGCTTGGGGCTACAAAGCGCCGTCCTCCGCGCCCTTGCAGGATGCGGGCACTGTTTTTCTTTGTGCGGGGGTCACCGTAAAGGGTTAGCTTCATGACACGTGCTCCTTCAGCCACTCGATGCTCATGTCGTGGTCGATAAACATGAGCGTCAGCCAACGGTCGCAGGCAAGCCCCATGTAGGTGTAAATCAACTCCATATCATCCTCGGAGAAATCGGTATCCAGAAAAGCATTGATGCCGTCCCTCATATATTTGTGGAACTTTCGATTTCTCCACTCCTGTGAATATGGTGCGGTTTTAAATGCCGCCCGTGAAAGCCACTCCAGCACTTTGGCCTTGATGGCATCTTCCGTTCCGATGTTTTCCAGAATAATATACTGGTTTGTCCTCGGATGGACAATAAGCTCGTTCCGGTCAGTAATATAACTTCCCGGAAAGCACCTCTGGAGCTTGGCAATTGATTTTTCAATGTCGGTCATTTTTTCATCATCCCTTCCATTGCCAGTTGCTCGCACTGCTTTTCAGCTTCCCGGCGCTGCCGGTCATACTCAAACAGCATATCTGCGTACTCATTGCCCACCCGGCGGATGGCTGTCTCCAGCATCTCCGTCACAAGGTCGGTGTACTTGTCCGAGCCCTTGCGGCTGTTCTTGGCAGCTTCCCGGGCTTCCCACAAGTCGGTGAGCTTGTCCCGCCTGTCGGCGGTAATCTCGCCATAGCCGTAGGCATCCTGGATCTGCTCCATGCTTTCCCAGCCTTCCAGCTCAGCAAAGGGGTCAGATTCAGCCTTTGCCATGCTGCGGGCTTTGGTCTTTTTCTTGACATACCGGGTCAGGCCATCCTGAATCACGGCGCGGGCATCGTCCATCGCCTTGCGGACGGCCTTGGCCTCCCGTTCTTTTTTGAGCTGGTCCGGCTGATTTGCCCATTCTGCCATTAGCTCCGATTTGGTTTTCGGCTTCATGTTTTTCCTCCATTTTGACAGCTTCACGAATGTCCAGCTTGCTAAGCTCCAGATTCGCATACCACAACTGCCAATTTACAAACCAACTCCTGTTTACAAGTTTTCCCATAAAGAAGATTCGTTCCTGCTCCATCAGATGATCGAGCGAAACGATATACTGTCCGGGCTTGTACTTCTGCGTCTGCGCCGTCTGTACGTTTTTCATTTTTTACCCCCATTGTTCGGACATTGCTCTTGCAATGCCTGGATAGGTTTTACTTCTCTCTTTTGCGTGACCGCTTCCCATCCAATGATTTTTTTCTCGCAATTTTTGTGGCAATGTCATCATGTAATCGTACACATTGTCAGTTTCGATTAGCCCCGGAAGATTTTTCAGCCACAAACAGGTCTTCTTTTGCTCTGGATGCCCAAACTGCCATGGATTGATAATTTGATCCGGCTTTCGGTATAGTGTGGACATCACGCACACGGGGTTTTCGATCGCGATTCGCTGAATATCAGTTTCTGCAAACTTCATGAAAAATGCAGCAGCTTCAAAGCGCAAGCTGAGCGGCTTTTTTCCCTCTGTGAACCACCGTGCACCAGAAACAGCAAGGTGCGTGCAGGGTGGGTGTGCAATGAGCAAATCCCACTTGCCAACGTCATGCGTTACGCCGTCCATCGTCACGACTTGCCCCCCCCTTAATGGCCTTTAGAGCGTCTCCGAGGATGTGCCATTCAGGATGCCCACCGGACGGCTCTTGGATATCGCATGAATAGGCTTCGTGACCACGGGCGCGGAAAGCTTTGCAGACCTCCTGCGATTCCTCGCAGGCAACTAAAACTTTCATTTGTCTCCTCCGTTTTGTCCGAAATACTTTTTCTTGCCACGTTCCCGGTGCTTGTCATCGTAGCCGTAGTGGTAGACCTTGCCGGACACGGTCATTTGCCGGTTATAGTCCGTCTCTTTTGCGTGTTCTATGCGCCAAGCGGTAAACTGCGGACAGTGGTCATGGCAGGCAGGATACCGGGCGGGGCAGTCTTTGCAGGTCTTGCACGTCATCTGAGTGCCTCCGGCGGCTTAGGCATCGGCATCCAAAGCGTGAAAAGATCTGGCGCACTGGCCACGGTGTCCCACGTTGCTGATTGAGCAAAAGTCGCATCCATGTACTTCACGAGAACATTTCCGTGCGCAGAATCTTTTTCAGCCGGCGGCTCTTCTGCGGTCTTGCGCCAGCGCTGGACGTCCGGGACGACTGCCGGTTCATCTTCCAGCACATCCATCGCGTCCATAATCTGACATGCGCGGCATCTTACGCCGTTGTAATTTTCGCAACCACAGCAATATGCCGCTTTGATGTTTGCGATGGCTTTTTCACGGTCGATAAATTCGCTCATTTTTCAATCTCCTTCCTTAGCGGCTCACTCGCCCGCAGCCTTGCAGCTTCACGCGGGGCGGTAGTGATATCGGCCTGCGCCTGCTTCAAAAATTCGGCACGGCGGTATGTAAGGTCTGGCATTTCAGCCAGCTCTGCAAGCCCTCCAACGCTCCCGGCATAGGATTTTGCCGCCGGGGGGAGTTGGTCATACAGGGCTTGCAGCTCTTTCTGCCCATCGCTGCGCAACAGACCGCCCTTTTCGTCAATGCCAATGACCATAGGGAACTTGCGCCAGCTCAAAAACGGCTGTGCTTTATGCGCGGCAGCGGCCAGAGCATCCCACTCGGCAGAAGGGTCAAGGCTCTGGGAAAGCTGCTTAAAGATGTCAGCTACCGTAATAGGGTAGACGCACACCCGGTTTGCAGCCAGAAAAGCCCTCTTGACAGTATCGCCGTCATAATCGCCAAACTGGTAAGCCCACACGTCAATGGTGGTTTCCATCTCCTCGTCGGTCAGAGGCTTTGCACCAAGCTTATACAGCGTGAAATTCATTCGGATCAGCTTTGCCACGTCCTCCCGTGTCATGTCTCAAACCCTCTTTCTCGATCCATTTTTGCCAGTACCCGGGCAAGCTGGTCGTCAACCGTTTCAGCCGGTTGCTTACGGTTCGGCCGGTTCTGCCTGTTCTGTTCATTTGCCAAAACGTCCCCCGGCGTTTGAATGCCATCCCGCTGCCACCCGGAAAGAATGCCGTTTATGTAGTTCCATGACCTCTTCCCAGCTTCTGCGGCTTTGTCGATGGCCAGCAGGATCATCTCTGTGCTATACTCCTGCCGCCACTTTTGCAGCTTGTCCAGTGCAGAGCGTGGGAAGTCCCCAACGGCCTGCTGATAATGCTGGACGATTTTAGAAAGTTCTACGTCAACTGCGGCGGGGGCGGCGCTATTATATACACCACCGTTAGGTGATATAGCATTAACAGTATCATTACCATTAACATTAACAGATACAGCCGTATTTGCCGCGTTTTGCTGCTTTTGCCCGGCAAAATCGGCATTTGCCGTATTTGCCGCGTTTTGCTGACGTTTGACGTTTGTTGCTTCTGCACCTTTTCGCCCTGCAGCGGAACGCTTTTCTCGCATTTCATCCCACTTTTTATCGTTTTCTTCCAGAGCGTCAGCCATAAAGTCCCATGCCATCACAAGCATCTGGTCTTCAAATTCCGGCTGTTCAGGAAAATCGAGCAGCGCCTCAAAAATGCGGCCTTTTTGTTCCAAGGATAGTCGACGCAGCGGTTTTTTCCATGACTTGTAGAGAATTAGACTCTTTTTTTCTATCTCTTTCGTTTCGGCTCACCTCCTTCCTTGCACGCCCGTATAGCCCGATAGCGCAGCTCTTGAAGTGTATCAGTCTTTGATTACGTCAACCCCGGTGATTTCTTTGAAAATCGCCGCGTCGAAGTTCGGCAAACTGAGGATAACGTTTTGATCATCGGCACTAAGCCCCGCCCACCACTTCCGGGCGTTGTCCGCTGTGGTGCGTTTTCTCAGATAACCGCCAGTCGTTTCAGCTTCAGGGTGCGCCGCCTTTTCTTCATCGGTCATATCAGACAGATAGACGTACTCAAGCGGGCAATCGTCAATTTCGTTCAGCAAACGCCGGGCACGGCAGTTAAACCACTGCTCAAACGTCCAGTCAGTAGGCTTGTTGAACATATAGATTTTGGGCGATACCGTATTGAAGCAGCCATTGGAAAAGGATGTAGCGTTCCAGTCGCCGCTGTTCCGGTTGCCGCTGTTCCGGTTGCCGCTGTTCCGGTTGCCGCTGTTCCAGTCGCCGCTGTTCCGGTT